ACGACCTGATGTAGTCATTGGCTGGTTCTTTGTTCATGTTTGCTTCGTGTACCACATTAAAAAGCTGGTCAAAAGGTAGCCCCATAGCATGGCTGCAACCCATGGTGACGTAGACAAGATCGACCAAAGCATCAGCAGCATCAACAAGGCTATTCTCCTCGCAAGCACGAAGGTATTCACTAAGCTCTTCCATGATGAAGCGAGCAAAGTAACTGGCTTGCTCGGATGTAAGCAAGGTAGGTGTAGGTGAGACTGGCAACCCCATCTTGCGACGGAAGGCCAGTACTTTTTCTGAGTTTGTCATGTGCATACTTAGTATTTGCGGTCGTAATGTTCTTTGTGCATCAAAGACTCAAAGGCTTTTTTGTTGGCATTGTTTAATGATGCCGTGATGTCAACACCATCCAGCAAAACTTGGTAGTCAAAATCAACTTGCTCGTAGCGAGTATCAGGCAACAGTGTGTTGTACATAACCACAATATCGCGTTCAGTGTCGCCATTGCCCCACTCAGCCTGCCAGTTGTCAAGGCCGTAGTGATCCAAGATGTATTCAAATTCAATTTGCATTTGTAACTCCTGATGTTGTGTAGATGACGTATGCACTGAGGTGGCCAAGGGCGCGTGCTGCTGACATACGCAATTCTAATTGCTCTTTGTATGATGCCAAAGCAGTGGCATCAGCAGGCGCATTAAGAACAAAAGCCTCAATGCCTTGGTAAATTTCCTGCAGCTCGGTGAGAGGGATGTTTACACTTTTAGTCATACGGCCTCCACTTCGGCGAGCAAGTCGCGGAGCCAGATAGGCTGTTGGTCTTTGCCTTTGTTGTACACAAGCGGCATGGTAGCTGCTTTGCTGGCGTAGTAACGACGATAGGACTGAACGTGGTCGTTGCTTTTGAATTCATCGGGCATAGCAAGATGTGGCGGCACAAACTTGGTAGGAAGCATGAGCATGGCCTCGGGGCACACAAGAAGCTCGGCGTGTAGTACATCATTGCTTTTGTGGCCGTGGCCATAGCGGTACTTGAATTCACGGCCGAGGAAGCGTGCAAGATCGCTGAGCCAGTTGTAATGCAACCGTGATTCGCGAACCCAGATGGCTGATGGGTGATTGGCATGAGTGGGGCGGTAGGATACTTTGTCGCCGTTGCCGTAGAAGTGATGCGCAGTTGCAAGCAGCTGGCATGATTCGATAAGCATTTTGCCGACATGCTTGTCGCAATGCATAACTGCCGCAATGCTTGGCAGATGGTGTAGATAGAAAATGTTCATACAGTACCTTTCAATAATCAAAAAAACAAGTGGACTAGTAACGTGAGATTAAATTGTACAACAAATTTAGGGGCCGTGTGAGGTACACCTAAAAATATTATGACAATGCCAAGAGGGCGTCAACTGTTTGTTGCTTAACATTAACACCGCCGCCGAACCAAGCATTGGCCAACCGAGCATCGCCGGTGCGAGCTGTTTCCCAATCCATCAGCTGGGTGACTGCATTCAACGCGCCCCATGCTGTGCCTTTGGCTGACTCCAACTCGGAGCCAATGCCTGCACCTTCGAAGAGAGCCAATGCTCTGGCTGCAGCGCGTGAAGGATTCTTTTCATCACCGCCGAGGATCTTGGTGAAGATAGCCTGTGCTTGTGTGGAGCCAACCTTAATGCTAGCCAAGAACTTGGCCGTCTGCTCGAACACACGGAATGTTTCGTTGCTGTTGGCCAACTCGGCTTTAATGGCCTCGGGGCGGAATACGCTGTTATGACGAACACTTACGTTGGCCTTGCCTTTTTGCTGCGCCAATTGCAATGTGTTATTGCATACAACACGGACGCTGGTGAGGCGAGCCTGAGTGGCCAGAGAGCCATCAGCTGAGCTAGCCAATAAGAGATATTGGTTAACCTTATCGCCTGCAATGTTGAACTCGCCATCCATCTTGGCGAGGGCCCAGTAATGGGCGCCATTGCGCAGGACGCCGGCTGTTTCAAGGTGGGCAATGTTGCCGACCATGTCGCGGAAGAATTCAAGGACCTCGATTGGCTGAACGATTTTGTACTGGCTAGACACCAAGCCGAGAGGCAAGTTGCTGTCTGTGCGGTACATAACTTTCTTGCCGTCGTAAGGCAAGGCCTGCGACTTGAAGCCGTTCCACACACTGGCTGGTGGAGTGAACTGGACATCGGCGGTAGCCAATTGGAAGTCAAGGCCAGATTCCTCGGCCCATGTTTCAATGGTTGAGTCAGCAGTTAACTGCTGGCCAAGACCGTGCCATGGAGTTTCACCAACGTAAGCGATTGCAGCCTTGCCGGAGATAGTGTTTGCGATTAAGTGTGCCATGATAAATACCTTTCAAAAGTCAGTTAAGTTACAGCAATCTGAAGTTTGTTGCTGTAAGTGAATTATACGTCTGTTCTCGTGATTGAAAACAGGTTTTTGCAATTATTTTCAATTTATTTGCATTTATTTTTGAAAACCTGAGTATTCAAAAACTGCAGCGGTTAGTGCTTCTGTATACTTTTGTTTCTCGAGGTAACAGTTACTCAAAAGACAGAAAAGAAATACTTTTGTGGCCTGTTGCAGCTGATGTATATTACTTATCCCACCTGTCTGCCGTAAGGGCAGATTCTTATTGACAAAATGGAACATTATGACTATTGACATTACACATGGCCACCATTGGCCAAGCACAGCCACACCTAATATAGCCTGCACACAGGCAAAAAGAAAGGACCTAGAGGTAAGTCTAGATCCTTATAAAGTAGGCAACTTGCAAAGAAAAGCACTATGTCATCAGGTTTTGCAGCACTAACAACACAGCCGAGTGAATTATACACAAACTTCCTATCGGCAAGGGCATTTGAGGACGCGGATATACAGGCCTTGGGCCTTTCCCTCCTTGACCCCGAGGAATGTTACCAATTACTAGGCCACACTCGTGAGTGGAGCATCAAAATCCCGTATTTTGATATGCTGGGCCAAGAAACCGGCTTTAATCGGGTCAGAATACTGACACCGAAGGGCAAAATGAAGTATTCTCAGGCTCGAGCCAGTGGCAGCCACGTATACTTTCCACCAACCATTGGTTGGAAGCAGGTTGCGCAGGATGTAGATGTTCCTATCATCATCACGGAAGGTGAGTTCAAAACATGGGCCATCACTAAGCAAATCAGCAAGGACACCCTCAACTATGCCACCTTAGGTTTAGCCGGTGTTACAAGTTGGAGTGATAAGTCTGGTTTACACTTACACAAAGACCTGATGAAGATCGTGTGGCAGCGTAAGACCAGCTTTGCTGAGAAGCACCGCAAGGTTTACATTGTCTTCGACTACGACGGGGCCGGCGAGGATGGTGAGCCCAATGAACAGGTTGGCATGGCCGAGACCAAGCTTGCTGTCACGCTTCGTGGGCTTGGCGCCGAGGTACACCTTTGCCGCGTTGGCAGGTTCGGAGCTGGTAAGGGTAGCAAGTACGCCATTGATGACCACCTACAAGCTGGCGGCAATCTTGGCCAAGTCCTCACTAGCACCAGCACGGTGATGAACGGCATCGACACGCTTGAGACTAAGCTTTATGAGTTCAAAACTCAGTACGCCCTTATCAACGGCGATGTGATCCGGCTTAAAGACGGGCTCATCCTTGGGTGGAACAAGGCACGTATTGACGCTGCGCAGGATTACTTCGTGCAAGTCACACAGCGGCCGAACGGTGGCACCAGCAGCAAGACCATTTACATCTTGGATGCCTATAAGGACTGGGCTCGTCGATGTGATCTGGATGGCGTAGGCATGTTTCCCGAGTACCAAGGGCTTACTATCACACCAACACGGCATTACAACCTGTTCAAGGACTGGTCCAACGAGCCTGTCGTGGGTGATCCTACCCCTTACCTTGACTTCTGCCAATACTTTTTTCGTGATGAGCCTGCTTTTGCCGATTACTGGCATAACTGGGTGGCCAATGTGGTCCAATTCCCATGGAGAAGGAACTACACCACACCGCAGTTCGCTTCTTCCATTGAGGGCATCGGCAAATCAGCTATCGCCGAGTTTATAGCCGAGATGCTAGGTGTTGGGGACGGCGGCCCTGCAGCTATCATCGGGCCTGACGAGCTCTTTGGCAACTTCAACGGCATGCTGAAGGGTAAGATCTTCATAGTCGTGAATGAGCCATCGTCTGATCGTGATGACCACTCGGCAAAGCTTAAAAACTACATCACATCTAATGAGCTTACCATCAACAATAAGTACGGCGCTCAGTACGCCATCACTAACTACATCAACTTTGTATTCACGACAAATAAGAGCTACGTCACACACATGGGTGATACCGCAAGGCGTGAAGCTATCTACAGTCCTGCCAGTCTATCCAATCAAGAAACGCACCCCAAGGTCATGGCTTTGATGAAGTGGGCCAAGCAGCAGCAAGGCTTTGGCATCATGCTTAACTGGTACATGAATCGTGATATATCGGGATTTGATTGCAAACAGGCTGCACCGAAGACGCAATACCGTGAGACTGCGATTCAGCTTTCCAAGACTCCGCTTGAAGCTTTTGCATTAGAGCTTAAGTCATGGGTCAATGATAACCTTGATGGAATGGCGGCGTTCACAGCGCCTCAGCTGCAAGTTTTATGTGAGCGTTGGGGCCACGACAGCCGAGCCAAGACGCAATATATACGTAAAGCTCTGCAACCCCAAGGGACGCTTGATCCAAGTAAGCTCATAAAAGTGCATGGTAAACCTTCACGCTACACCACGTTTATCACGTCTGAGGTAACATTAGCTCGAAGGGTCGAGCCGACTTGGTCACAGGTTGTCACGCGTACTGAGGACGCACTGCAGCGTGAATTGGAGCAAAATGGTAGTTTTTGATGTCAAGCACTTGTTACCTGTTACCAAACTGTTACTTCTGAAAGCCTTATCTGGATTGAATGGTAACAAGGTAACAGTAGGTAACTATTATTTTATAAAGTATAGTATATATAGTAATAGTGTATAGCTATATAGTTTTCTGGACCATATGTTACCTTGTTACCGTTACCTGCCACAATAAAATGTACACACTTCCAACTTTATGATTACAATCCGCACATGACTACAAAGACACCATCTAAGAACGGTAAGTTCTTGGGCCGTCCTTCTAAGTACGACCCCGCATATTGCGACGCCATCATGGAGCTCGGCAAAGAGGGCTTATCGCGTTGGCAGATCTGCTCGCGCTTAAACATTGGCCTCCACAACATGATTGCTTGGGAAGGCGCACACGACGATTTTCGGCAAGCCTTGGATCAAGCACGACTTGATGCGCTCTCATACTGGGAAGACTTGGCGCATGATCACATACGCGAAGCTCCTGGCGGCGTGAGACTTAACACTGGGTTGTGGAGCCGAAGCATGGCAGCACGCTTTCCCGAGCAATACCGCGAGAACTCCAAGCTCGAGGTCACAGGCAAGAACGATGGGCCCGTGCAAGTTGACATGGTGCATGACTTCTCACAAGCTTTGTTGGATGATCTCCTAGCTACGCGCCAAGCCGATGCTAAGCCAAGCAAGAGCAAGTGAGTTCGCAGATCGGATCCGCAAGGGTCCTGATCTTAACCTCATGGCGGATGAGCGCAAAGCTGCGCACAAGGCTCGACAAGCTTGGCTCACAATAGCCAATGATCATCAGGTGCCGCCACCCGGTGATTGGTGGACTGTCTGGCTTTTACTCGCAGGCCGAGGCGCAGGCAAGACTCGTGCAGCTGCCGAGTGGCTATGGTACGAAGCTTGGACGCACCCTAAGACTCGATGGCTTGTCTCCGCGCCTACGTCGTCTGATGTCCGCGATGTTTGCTTTGAAGGCGACTCAGGTCTGACAACGGTGATTCCCGAGCAGCTGATCCACCATTACACACGATCACTGCATGAGATAGTGCTGATCAACGGGTCGCTGATCAAAGGGATTCCGGCGTCTGAGCCCTCACGATTCCGAGGTCCGCAGTTCCATGGAGGCTGGTTTGATGAGTTGGCTGCATGGGACTACCTTGACGAATCCTGGGACATGATTCAGTTTGGTATGCGCTTAGGACAGAAGCCTAAGATGCTATGCACCACAACGCCTAAGCCCAAGCCATTGATCGTGGATCTGGTGAACAGAGATGGGGAGGATGTGATATGTACCAAGGCCAGCACGTACGATAACATCCACAACCTCGCCCCATCGTTCAAAGCGCAGATTCTGCAGTACGAGGGTACGAAGCTCGGCAGACAAGAGATCTACGCCGAGATTCTAGATCCTGAAGAGGCTGGCATCATCAAGCGTGATTGGTTCAAGCTATGGGACAACGAGAAGCCGCTGCCTAGATTTGAGTACGTGCTTCAGTCTTATGACTGCGCGACCAGTGACAAGACCAAGAACGACCCGACGGCCTGCACGGTGTGGGGTATCTTTAGGCCAAGTCCCGACAAGGCTATGAGTGTCATGCTCATCGATTGCTGGGAGGAGTACATGCAGTATCCTGAACTGCGACCTAAGGTGATCGAGGAGTCTACAGCCATCTACGGTGATGAGAACGAGTTCGGTCACGGGAAAAAGGTAGACATGATCCTGATCGAGGACAAGTCAGCCGGCACGCAGCTTATCCAAGATCTGCAACGCGCCGGTCTGCCTGTGAGAAGCTACAATCCCGGGAACGCGGACAAGACTACACGCCTCAACATCGTGGCTCCCATCATCGCCAAGGGCCGAGTCTACATTCCCGAGTCCTCGGTTAACGCGGGCATGGCTCGTGATTGGGCCGAGCCTTTGATCAGCCAGCTATGCGCCTTTCCCGAAGTCCGGCACGATGACTTGGTGGACTCCACATCTCAAGCTTTAAGGCTTTTGCGAGACTTAGGGTTAATTTCCATCGACCCGGTATACAATCCAGATGACGACTACGAAGAAGATCGTCCAAGGAGGGTAAACCCATATGCAGTATGACGAAGAACTGGCCCGTATGCGAGCACAAATGCTTGCTAAAGAAGAGGAAGAGCCCGCTGTCTTTGACGACGGTGCTCGATACTTAGGGCAAGACCCCAATATGATGCAGGTTGGCTTATTCGGCCGACCAAAGAAGCCGGCAGCTCCGCCTGTTGCACCCCCAGTTAACTTACAACGTCGATCGATCTTAGGCCTAACGCCTATGCCGGCCGAGTTGCCTGCTGTGATCCCACCTGCGCAGCCAAAGCTAACGCCGCAGCAGATGGAACAAGCCGTTCCGCAGCAACAACCTACGACACCTGTGCCAAGTGCGGCGCCAAGTGCGGCGCCAAGTGCAGCACCAAGCGCAAGTCCACTGCAGGCTTTAGCAGACAAAGCTTTGAATGCGCCGATGTCAAGACGCGATGTACTGCAGCGCGCAGGACAAGCAGCATTGCAGCAAGTCATTCCGATGCCTAGCATTACTGATGTTGTGCCGCAGGTTATGTCGCCATTGGCCGAGGTTGCAAAAGCCGCGCCTGCCTTTGACAAGAACGCAATCATTGGTGCTGTGTCTTCGTTCTTAACAGACAAAATGGGTAGCACAACAGAAGAGCTAGGCAAGGAGTTGGCAAAGCGTGGTGTGTATGACTATGACCCAGACAATGCAATGACTGCATGGGAATACGCGCAATACGGCGATGATACGCACGCAAATTATGAAGGCGATACAGCGCCTGACTTAAGTCAGACTTCAGGCCTCGCAACTTTGCGTGATAACTTCAATTTGAAAAAGTTGTCAGAGCATTCAGGCATTCCAATCGAAGAGCTTAAAAAGTATATTAGTGATGTTGAGTTACAAAGTCTGCCATTGCACATAGGCAATAGACAAGAAAGTCTTTCAGCGATTATGGAAGATGGTCGCCCTAAAGAGGCGTACCGCATGACTGCGTTGGAAGAGCTTGAGCCTATAAATGACTACATAAGAAAATCAGCCACAGAGTTATTTGGCACGCAAAAATCTTTTGATGAAGATGAGCGTTGGGAAATTGCAAATCATGCACAGGGATTAGCATATGATGACTACGTGCGTAAGACAATAAACAATGTTGAGATGCCTGCGTACCAATTTCATGATGAGATCTTGTATAAGGCAGGAAAAGACTGGCTTGATGACTCATTGTCTAATGTGTTTGACCAAGGCCTTGAATACAGTGGCTACGGGTTTGATGACTTTTACGAGCGTATGGACGATGCGCTTAAACCTAAGCGTACGCCAAAACCAAAAGCTGAAAAACCAAAAGCTGCAAAGCCTAAAGCAAAGTCTAAGGACAAATAATTATGTATGAAGTACCATTTGGTGAAGACGGTGGCAGTGGTGACTTAGACAAAATGCGATTGGCTTTGGCCAAACAGAACAAGCCGATAACACCGCCGTCTGCAGCTTCACAGATCCCAGGGTATGGCAAACCAGTCCCACCTGCGCAAGTAAAGCCTGATCCCTTAGGCGCAGCAGCAGGTAACTTCACCGAGTTGGCGACAAAGTTCAATCCGCTGATGATGATGAAGTCCATGCAGGAGTCTGTTCGCACTCTCAACCCTGTAATTCCTGTTGCAGGCGCTTGGGCCGATGTTGCGCAGAACGTACAGACCGCGGGCGCCGAGGCGATGTACGACATACTTGGGAATCGCAAAGGCATTGAGAAGATGCAGCAGAACTACGTACCTGTTACTACAGGCAGGTTCTACCAAGCGCCAACAACGCCTATGGGCAAAGAGTTTGAAACAGATGTGACCAAAGCGATGGACGCGTCCAAGATACCGGCAATGTGGCCAATGGCTTTGAACCAGCCAATTAGACCGCCAATTACCCCTAATGACGTCCGTGTTATGGGCGCTGAGGCCACAAGAATAGGCAGGCAAGTCAAGGATATACCTACAGACTTCTACAACGCGCAATCTGGTCTGCAGAAGTTAGACCCAATTACAGGCCAACCAACATACGGCGCCAAGCTCCAAGGCGTGGCTGATAGTGTTGGTGACATCATGGCTCAAAGGGAAATGCAAGGGTTGCCACCCATCCCTGGGCTCCCCGCTTCCATGCAGCCTACAAACCCCAAGCTGTACGCCATGCGGCCAATAGGCTCAAGAGTTACGTCTGCCACGTTGCCTGAAACTGCAAAGCCAGATGCTGCGACTTACATGCCTGCGCAAGAGATTATTCGCAACGTCATTGATAGCCCAACAATGACTCCCGTGCAAGCATTGGATGAGATACAAAACAACATCTTGCGTAAGCCTGAAGCTGCGTCTGCACGTAGGGCGTTTGAGTCTTTTCTTAAGACAAAAGCTAATGAGATGTACCCTGACGCGCCGTCAGAAGGCGCAGCATTGGCGGCGTATAAAGCTAGATTCGGTGATAGAGAAGCAGCGGCTGCGCACTCATTAGAAATGTATGACCAGTTCTTGCAAACGCCTAATGGCATACAGTACAGAGCTGCGCTTGACTTGCCATCTGCAGAAGAGTTGCCTGCAATGCATGAAGCTGCAGCTAATTGGCTTAACTCACAATTTACTAATTACCTTATTGAAAAGGTTGGCACACCTAATGAGCCTGCAGCCAAGCTGGCAAGTCAAGGCTTAACGTTTTACCCGCCATCAGAAATATTTGACAGCGCAGATATGTCAGGCAGCCAGATTGGCGCTAAGCGCATCGCAGCAGGTATGCCTGCCAAAACGCCGACTGATGAGGCATTGGTTGCGGCAGACCAACGGCTATTAGAATTGGTACAACAATCTGCTGACGCTGCAACTCGTAAACGCGAACAAGAAGCTATTGCCAAGCAATTAGGCTACGGGGCAGTTGACCCTAATACAGGCGTTGTGCCTGAAGGCATGAACCTTGGAAGGTATGAGCCTTTTGCTCAAGCATCACGTGAGTCTGACAAAGCTAACGTTGCATATAGGAAGCAGCAAAAAGCTGTTGACAACTTACGTTTAGGCGCTGCGTATGAGAATGCAACTGACAAGGCAATTCATGCGCCTTTTGCTAAAAACTTAAAAGAAGAAATTGAGTACAGCGAGCGGCAGTTCTACCCTGCGTTAATGCAAACGCCTGACACTGAGCGTGCATACATAGCAAATCCGGTTCAGTTGCGCAACCTTGGCTTTGAAGATCTTGCAAAAAGCTTTTACAGCGATGTGATGTCGCGTAAAATACATTTGGACAAAGTTCCAAAGATGACTGTTGAGAAGTACATACGCGATACTGCTGAAGGCCGGATTGCTGAAGAAAAGCTTGCGCAAGCTAAAGAGAAGCAATTCAAGACTGATGCTGATAACCAGTTTGCAAGAACAGCGGCGTTGTATATTCCCAATGACAAGGTCTTTGGCAACGTTGGCGCGTTGGAGATTACCAATCGCTTTACGCCTGAGCAGGTTGCGCAATTGGTGAGTGAAGATACTTTAGCACTGGACGTCTGCATTGGTGAAGGCGGCAATGTGCGGGATAAGCCGAACCTTTGGCACCCCGGCACAGGCAATCGTCAGTACATTCCAATTTACAACATTGTTACAGGGCAGCGTGACCCGGATGCAACCAGTCCAAGAGGCGCGTACATTAACGCTGTTGCGCAAGGCTCGCAAATGGTTAGCTTTAGGGATACCGTAACAGGTGAGCCCATTGCCATTTTTGACTTTAACCCAAGCTCATCTGGTAATGGCAAATACGACATTAACTTTGCTTCAGGCCGCAAAAACGGTGAAGTCAAGCCTGAGTACGTTGAAGGCATTAAGTCTTACCTTAACAGCCGTGAAGACACCATTCGCGGTGTTAGCGATAAGATGAATGAGAACCTAGGCATCTACGATAGCAAGCGCATGACAAATAGCGCGCTGGCTAGTATTGTTAATACGCCTGTATCAAAGTTTGAGAAGTATGACTTGTCTGAAATGCCAAGGTTTGTCACAAGCAGTGACATACGTAACTACGTTAATGCGGCAAAAGCTAATGTGCCACAAGAATCCGCCCCTGCAATCTTATCGCAGCGACCTAGTGAAAGCTTAGAAGTATCTACCGCAGGCGCCGTGGCGTCGTCAATTGACAATATACTTGATTCTCAAAGACTCGCGTTTGATGAGGCAGGTGAGAGCAATCAGTTTGCCCAAGCAGAAATATTCTTTAGGGATACTTTAGATCACTTTAATAGATATTTACAAGCTGAAGGACCTGTACGCGCGTTGGATCGTGCCACGCAGCGCTTGTATGATCTTGAAAATGAATACTCTAATAGCCCACGTATAGTTGCCAATATCATTGCCGATGGTATGCTGGACTTAATGCAAAACTTAGGCTTGCAGTCAGAATACGTAAATGCACGTATAGCCGCTGAGGGTGCGCAACCGCGTGCTGCTGTTGAGCGTGGTGACCTAATGCCTAACATGAGCGCAGACGAGTTGCTTGCGCAATACCGCGATCGGTTAACGACGGATCAAGCGCAATGGCTTGAAGATTTTGGTAGTCGTTGGGATGCTGATGTTGATGACACTCCTGCCGGGCAAGGCATTCAAGCTGAAATGACTGCTGATTTTGCGCATTGGAGAGATAATAATACTTTACTGCCTGAAGGAAGACCTGATTACTTGCGTATGACGCATGATGCCGCGTTGGCAGCTGACAGACAGTGGGGTGTGCAAACTGCTGATGAAGTACGCGCTGCCCTTCGATACATTTCAGAAGGTCGTGGAGAGATTGACGGCCCGCTTGACCCAGCAAATGACACTGATGCGTATATCCGCGCTTTACGGCAACAGGCAGACGCCGCTGTTAACGGCAGCGCCGAGATTGTATTGAATGAGCTGGCTGATGAAATGGAAAGCGCCTACATACGTGATTGGGAGCCTGCAGATGAGCAACCACCTGCGCGTCGACCTCAGGCTTTTGACTTTGAAAATTATGTGGATACAGCTGCTGATGAGCTACGCATCTTAAGCAATACAATGAGTAATGAGTTTGCTACTGTTGCTAATGGCATTGCTGCGCATACCAATCCGCTATTAGACCCCGTGGGCTACGCTACTGCGTTGCGGCGTTATACATCTGTGCATGGCAATAACACCCTTACGCGTGAGTTAAATAGATTAGCTGACCAAGTTGAGGCAACTGCACCGCCTGCTCAAGCAGTACAAGCACCTGCGCAGCCATTTGACTTCACAGGGGCGTTGGATAGCATTGCCAACGACCTTGCTGTAAATACAGGCGGTCATATGGGTGAGCTTATTAGCGATCGCTTTTATAACATTGCGCGCAATCTTGCAGGACAAACTAACCCACGACTAGACCCTGCAGGCTATGCTAATGCTTTGCGTGCTGTGAATCCTGAACTTGAGCATGTGGCTGTAATGCGTGGGCTACGACAATTGGCTTTGGCAATTGAGGCTGAACCTGCGCCAGCACAACCGGTCGCACCTGCAGCCCCACCTGCAGTAACCCTTAGCAGAAATATTGACCCAGCAACTGCAACGTTTATCAATGACTATATTGCAAATGCACGAACAGTCTTGGATGAAGATGTGGTTGCATCGGTTTTAAGAAAAATTAATGCAACTGCTGCATATGCTGACGCGCGCAATGACCCTGCGGGGTTTGCAGTAGGGCTGGAATTGGCAGCTGACGACGCAATGTCACCAATTGTTGAAACTGCGTTGCGTGAACTTGCTGATCACTTTGCCCATCGTGCGCCACCAAGTGCGGCAGATCTTGCTAATCAACGCAATGAACGCATGATTGAAGCTGAAGATGCGTTAAATGACCCTGAGTTAAACCCTGAAGATTTGAACTCGGTAGCGCGGGCAATGGAAGGTAATATAAACCCTTATTGGAATGCTTTGGGTGCGGATGAACGCCGTGCGTTGGCGCAAAGATTTCGCCAACGCGCAAACTACGCAGAGTTTAACCCTGAACAGTTTGCTGTGCAACTGGCAAACGAGGCAGGCTTAAACTTTGATGAGTTGCGTGATACTGTTCGCGCATTGAATGATGAAACGTTTGATCATGAAGTTTTGCGTGGGTTGCCTGACTTAGAGCGCGGGCGTTCAGCGCAGCGTACTGCACTTGCTTTGCAACGCAATATGGGTGAGCAGGCACAAGCACCTGCACCGCAACCACCTGTTGACGTCACGCCTGCCGAAAGAAACGACGCGTATGAGATTGCAACGGGTTTGGATGACTCATACTACCAAGGCGCAGACTCTCCACAACAAGCACTGGCTATGGTTAACTATCATCTTAGCCTGTTACGTGATAGGCCTCTTGGTGGGTATAACGCTATTGTAGGTCTTGCAAGAGATGACTACGTATACTCACCTGCGCTCATACAGGCTTTGCTTGTTGAACTTGAGCTTATTCGTGACGCGTATCGTGACAGAATTGCTGGCGGCAACGCTGAAGGCGGCCCAGTTCGTGGTTACAAAGACGGCGGCATGGTAACTGACAATGTCCCCACACCAAGCTTATTTAGTGTCTCCGATTACGCCAACTATGCTGCCAAAGACATGTACCCCGGGAAAGTTGGAATTGATGATCAACGTGACGCGGCAAGGCACATGTTGGCTGCCGGTACCCTTTCACGTAAGTATGGGCCTAAGGCGGCTGAGTTTCTCGGGAAAGCTTATGAGTTTAAGTCTTCGCCTCTTAAACACGTGAAATCTTTGTTTGGGGCTGATATGCCACCTGACTACCACATGGATACCCACAACAACAAAGTTGGAACAAAACTTGGTTCTCAGGCAAGAACGCAATCAGAGCTAGAAGATCTCGTGCAAGCAGAAGCTGAAAGAGCGTCTAAAACAAAAACGCCGGGTCAAGCCTTTATTCTTAAGGCAAATGGTGGTATAGTCCAGCAAAATCCGACTACAGACCAAATGCGGTATGCACTTATGATGCGGAGAAAATAACTTATGGCCACACAGATGCCAATTCCACCGGACTTTGAACGTTTCATTGAGCCTATGTCAGACGATGAAGCCGAAGCCGCTGGGCCTTCCGCTCTCACCATGTTCGATGAGATGGAAGATGAGACTCCGGAAGTAGAAGAATTGCCCGACGGCTCGGCCATCGTAAGAATGGAAGATGATTCCAAAGGCCCCGATGGAGAGCCTGACTTCTACGAGAACTTGGCTGACGTGCTTGATAGCTACGACCTCAGCAAATTGGCACACAAATACGTCGAGCTGATTGAGAAAGACAAGGAAGCTCGCGAGGAGCGTGATAAGCAATATGAAGAAGGCTTGCGTCGTACGGGCTTAGGCCACGACGCACCGGGCGGAGCGCAGTTCACCGGAGCCAGCAAGGTTGTCCATCCACTCATGGCTGAGGCGTGTGTTGACTTCTCAGCTCGCGCTATTAAGGAACTATTCCCCGCTGATGGGCCGGTCAAAACCAAGATCATTGGCGAGACTACGGATGAGAAGGTAGAACGCGCCGAGCGTAAGCGCGACTACATGAACTGGCAGCTCACGGAGCAGATCGAGGAATACCGCGACGAGGAAGAGCAGTTGCTGACGCAGTTGCCGCTTGGTGGTAGCCAATACATGAAGATCTGGTACGACGACCAGAAGCGCAGGCCTTGCGCTGAGTTTGTGCCTATTGATAATGTGTACTTACCTTTTGCAGCTGTTAACTTTTACACTGCAGGCCGCGTGACGGAAGTCCAAGACATTACACAAGAGACTTTTGAAGAGCGTGTTGAGACTGGTTTGTATATTGACATTGATATTGTACGGGCCTCCATGGAACCGGAAGAATCCAAGTCCGAGAAGGCGAACAATAAGATCGAGGGTCGTAAGAGTCAGTCGGATAACGTAGATGGCGTCCGCCGTGTATACCACATCTACACTTGGTTAAACCTTGATGATGACAACTACGCAGATTCAAAGCGTGCGCCTTACATCTTGATGATTGATGACTTGACAACTGAGGTTGTTGGCTTGTACCGTAACTGGTCGGATGGTGATGAGACCATGACCAAGCTGGACTGGTTGATCGAGTTTAAGTTCATCCCATGGCGTGGTGCTTACGCAATTGGCTTACCGCATCTTATTGGTGGCCTATCTGCAGCGCTTACTGGCTCGTTGCGTGCCTTGCTTGATTCAGCGCATATTACCAATGCGCCTACAATGCTTAAGCTCAAGGGCGCAAAGATGTCAGGCCAGTCGCTTACAATTGAGCCTACGCAGGTCAGTGAGATTGAAGGCGCACCGGGCATTGACGATATTCGTAAGATTGCCATGCCATTGCCATTTAACCAGCCCTCTCCTGTGCTGCTTGAATTGCTAGGTTGGTTAACCAACGACGCTAAGGGCGTGGTCACCACAAGCGAAGAGAAGATTGCTGACATTACATCTAACGCGCCGGTTGGTACTACACAAGCTTTGATTGAGCAAGGCGCTGCGGTGTTTAGCGCTGTGCACGCAAGACTCCATGACTCCCAGCGCCGAGTGTTGAAAGTTATTGCAAGGCTGAATAACTGGTACTTGGATGAGCAGGTCAAGGGTGAGATGGTTGAGGACTTGGATGTTACCAAAGAAGACTTTGCCAAGAACTCCGATATTGTTCCAGTGTCTGACCCGCATATCTTTGCAGAGACGCAACGATACGCGCAGATCCAGACATTAGCCGCTCGTGCTGAGAAAAATCCTGATTTGTATAACCGCCTTGCGGTTGAGAAGCGAATCCTTAAGCAAATTAGATTGCCTGACATCAACGAGGTTCTACCCGATCCTAATGAGGTGAAGGAAATGAATCCGGCATTGGAGAATGTGGCCATGACTTTTGGTCGCCACGCCGGTGCGTTCCCGCGGCAAGATCATTTGGCTCACATTCAGGTTCACTTGGATTATTTGCAAGACCCAATGTATGGTGCTAATCCTATCATGGCTCCGGCTTTCATTCCACTATGCTTAGAGCATTTGAAGCAGCACTTGACCTTGTGGTACCTTAACCAAGTGGATTCATATAGCTCAGCAGCGTTGAATAGACCATTCAATGTCTTGAAAGAGCAAACATTGCCGCAAGGCGCGGATCAGTTGCTTGCAGCCGTTGCGCAGCACGTGCACAAAGATACTGGTGAGACCTTTAAAGCGTTGCCACCTATCATTCAGAACGCCATTGCTGCTATCAAGCAATTGTCAGGCTCACCGCCTGCAGATCCCGCAACTCAAGCGTTCATCCAAACCAGCATGGCCGAGACACAGCGCCGCGCTACCAAGGACCAAGCCGAGATGCAATTGGAAGCTGCTAAGCTTCAGCAGGATATGCAACTTGCAACTCAGAAACTCCAAGCCGATATGGCTAAGAATACTGAGAACAATCTTACGCAAGAAAGAATTAAGTCAGCGGACCTTACGCGCGATGCCGCTAACTTACAGTACGAGCAGGTTAAAACTGCTTTAGAAGCGCAGAATCTAATTCAACAAACTCTAGGAGCTCAAAATGGCTGATGAAGGCATTAACATGCACAAACGCTTGGCAATGGGAATGAGTGATTCCACAGCTATGGCCAAAGGCAAAAGCGTTATTCAAAAGTATAAGTCAGGCGGCAGTGTGATGTCTGAATCTGGTGTGGCTAATTTGCCAGCACGCGGTTCAGCGCCCCCACCCTTGCCTAAGCCTACTGGCAAAATTGCGACGATGAAAAAAGGTGGAGCCGCCAAGAAAATGTCTGGCTTTGCAGTAACCATCGCGATCCCCGTGAAGAAGTCTGCAGGTCGTAGCCGCTAAACATGGCGATACTTGCAAACTTCATTGGTCAAATTAAGCAAAGGCAAGAGCAAATTGCTGAATCCCTAGTTCAGGGAAACGCAGTCACATTTGAAGCCTACCAGCGCTTAGTTGGCCAGCACCAAGGCTTGGAGGAAGCCTTGCTTATCATTAACCAACTTTTAGAAGAGGAAAAAAATGTCGAATGACATTGAACAGACGCTTGCAGAAGCGTTCCCTATCATAGACCCTTTAATGGCTCCGTATGGCGCAAGGATTCTTGTGCAGTTACGAGCAGTTAAAGAAAAAGTCTCATCTGCTGGAATTTTTATTCCGCAGGAAACTAAAGAGACCGAGAAATGGAATACCCAAGTTGGGAAAATCATTTCAATCGGGCCTCTTGCATTTAAGAAACGCGAATCCATGGAGCCTTGGCCTGAAGGCGCATGGGCACAGGTAGGCGACTTTGTTCGTGTACCTAAGTGGGGCGGTGATCGATGGGAGATTGATTTCAAAGACGAGCAAGGCGCAGAAGGCAAATGCCTTTTTACCTTCTTCAATGATCATGAACTCATTGGCAAAGTCACTGGCGATCCTCGTGATATTAAAGCTTTTATTTAAGCTTTGAAAGGATGATACATGAATGCAACTGAAAAGTTGGAAATGCAGGTTGATGAGACCAAAGATGGCTCGGCAATCGCGCAATTACCTGACGGAATGTCAAATCCCCAGTCTGACGACCAAGATGATGACGAAGATGGCGTATCTGAGGCATCAGGTGACACTGAGGGACCCGGAGACGACGGTGGTGAAGGTTCTAACACAGACGATCCGGAAAGAGAGGCCATTCGTGCCGCTCGACGTGATGAAAGAAGGCTTAAGAAGCAACTTCATCGTGAAAAAGCCCGTGAATCTAATCATTTGATCACGGCTCTGCGTAAGCAGAACTCACAAATGGCGGAGCGAGTAGCTCTTTTGGAGAAACGCACGTCTGGTGCTGAGTTGGCAAGGGTTGATAAGGCCATTGACGACGCGGGCACAAGGCTTGAGTACGCCAAGATGAAGCTACAAGAGGCTGTGAATGCTCGAAATGGTGAAGAAGTTACCAAGGCTCAGCAGCTTTGGTACGATAGCCAACGGCATTTAGAGTCTTTGCAGTCATTGCGTGAAACTGCTAACAAGCAGCTTACTCAGAACTCGCAGAACATTAAGCTTCCCGATCCAATGGTTCAGAAAATGGCCTCAGATTGGATCGATAAGAATAAGTGGTATGACCCCCAATTGAAGGATGCAGATTCTAAGATTGCGCAGACCATTGACGTGGCGTTGACCGAAGAAGGCTTCGACCCAGCACTTCCCGACTACTGGGATGAGCTCGACGACAGATTGCAAAAATATTTACCACACCGATATAATTCGGGGTATAGTAATGGTACGAGAAACCAAAGACCGAGATCTGTTGTG